GCAAAAAAAGTTTGTGACTGTGGCCAATCCAGCTCGATATATTCATGAGCATATTCTGAAAGGTGACCGCGGCGACGGTGTACCTAACTTTATCTCACCAGACGATGTATTTGTAGTTGGTAAGAGGCAGAAACCTCTTGCATCCAAAAAGATTGATGCGTGGAATGGTATGGAACCAGAAGATTTTTGCAATGAAGAAATGCTTCGTGGTTATCGTCGCAATCAACAGCTTGTGGATTTGGATTTCGTCCCAGAAGATATTCAGGAACAAGTACTTGAAAAGTTCGATGATTATAAATTAATTGGCAGAGATAAAATGTTTAATTATTTCATCGAGAAACGACTTAAAAATTTAATGGATGTAATTCAGGAGTTTTAAGATGGCCTATAAAGAAGGCGTGGCTGAAATCCTTAACAGGGTTTCTAAATTAAAAACAAAGAATGAAAAGATTGAAGCTCTACGTAAGAGTCATAATATTGTACTTGAAAATATTATTGATCTTTGCTTTAATCCAAATCTCAAGTTCATGTTACCACCCGGCGAACCACCGTATAAACCACAGCCAAAAGAAGCCGATTGTCAGGCAACTCTTTACGCAAACTTACGAAAGTTTGGTATTTTTCTTGAGTCGGGACCATATCCTGGTATGAGACCATTTCAGCGTGAGTCTCAGTTCGTACAGTTTCTTGAAGCACTCGACCCAGATGACGCAAAACTAGTCGTGTCGATCAAGGATAAAAAGATGCCCTATAAAGGTATCACACGTAAGCTTTTTGAAGAAGCATGGCCAGCCCTAGCATCAACTTGGAAGGAAAATGGGTAAAACATTTCGTCGAGAAAAACGTTGGGATGACGAACCAACCGAATACAGAAATCAAAAGTCTAAAAAGAAATTTGTGAAGGAAAAGAGGTCAAAGAATAAATGGCCTCGTGTGAATGAACATGAAAAATCCGGACAAGACAGCGTATATAATCGGTAACGGTGGATCTCGTAAGGAGTTTGATCTACTCTTATTAAAAGGCAAAGGCACGGTCATTGGATGTAATGCCCTGTACCGAGATTATCAGCGATCGACTCCTAAATACGTACTACCGGATTATTTGGTTGCAATCGACAATCCTATCATTACTGAGATTGAATCATCGGACTTTCCATCCAGTCGGGTACTCATACCACCTGAAGATGAGAAATGGGAACCAGTAGAGTTACACTGGGGTCGTGCTGTAAATAAGCAATGGGATCCCCAACGACCACGATCAAACGCGGGTATGAACGCCATACTTGAGGCAATAAAGTTGGAATATGAAACCCTATATGTGTTTGGGTTTGATTTTCTAGTAGTCGATCAAAACACGGCGATGTCGAATCTCTACGATGGTACTGATTGTTATGGATTAGAGACAAGAGCAACTCTCAACGATACACGTAATCGGATGAAGTATCTTGGTCACGTTATAGAAAACAATCCCAAGACTAATTTCGTATTCTGTTATCCAAAGGAAACAATTGCCGGTGGGATATATAATCCACAGGCTGAAAATACCTGTATCACAAGTTTTGATGACTTAATCTATTTACTTTCGGAGTAAAATAATGTATGATAGTATTATGATCGGATTTTTCTTATTTGCTCTGGTCGGATTATCATTTTATGCGGGTCACCTATACGCAATACCACGTGTTACTGAGGCAATTTTGATGGTATTACATAATGACAGAATCATTCGACTTATTGAACTCGAGGATGGTGAAGTCGAAGTTTACAGTGGTTCAAAGTTCTATAACAGTGAAACAGATAACGTGACATGAATATCTTTGTACTCCACGAGGATCCCAAAACTGCGGCACAGATGCATTGCGACAAACATATCCCAAAAATGATTGTCGAATCCGCACAGATGCTGTCGACTGCCCACCGACTGCTCGACGGTGAGGAATATCTAGGTCCATCCAAATCAGGTAAGCGGACGGTAAAACACTATCGTCTGTCTGAAAATAACGATCTGATTTACAAGGCGGTACATGCAAAACACCCATGTACAATCTGGACCATGCAGTCACATAATAACTATCTGTGGCATTATCACCTTTGGCGGTATCTCGCCGAAGAGTTTGAATATCGTTTTGGTAAACTTCACGCATCGTGGGAAAAGCTCAAGGATGTTCTCTACGATACACCAAAGAATCTTAAGTATGGTAATATGACACCACACGCTCTTGCAATGCCTGATGAATACAAGGTCGACTGTCCTGTACAGTCATATCGTAACTACTATCTTGGCGAAAAGACTCGGTTTGCGAAGTGGGACAAGGGTCGCCCTGCTCCAAATTGGTGGAATGAATAAATACTAGTATTGGGAGGTACAATGCCTATCTATAACTTTATTGATGATAGTACTGGAGAACAGTTCGAAGAACTGATGTCTATGTCGGAGCGTGAGGCATTTCTTTCCGATAATCCAAATATTCGACAACTTCCACCTGACCGCATGAACATTATTCATAGCCAGCGCTATACTGGTCTGAAGAATGATGGTGGGTTCAATGAGCAGATGTCTCGCATCGCTGAGGCTCATCCCACGAGTGAGGTCGCCAATCAATACGGTGATAAGTCTAGCAAGGCTGTAAAGACCCGCCAAGCAGTAGAGAAATGGAGGGCTAAGCGGTCTGCTGACCCAAATAAATGATGATAACCCAGAAAGGTTATTCATGTCAAATCTTGCTTATCTTGACGAAAACGTAAACTTTTTTGATGAGAGAATTACAAGAAAACAACGAAAGGCAAAACAGAAAAACGTTAAAACAGGTTTGAAACTCAAACATATCAAACCTAAAACACATAACCAGGTCCGACTCTTTGATGAGTATCAGGACGGACAACACCTACTCTTGCAGGGTGTGGCTGGTACTGGTAAGACATTCATCTCATCATATCTTGCCATCAAGGAAATTCTCTCTCGTCAGACAGATAAGCAGAAATTAGTCATTGTGAGATCGGTAGTTCCCACTCGTGATATGGGGTTTCTACCAGGCAGTCAAAAGGAAAAACAGAAGGCTTATGAAGCACCTTATTACTCAATATTCACGGAACTTTTTGGTCGAGGAGACGCCTATGAGTATCTTAAGGGACGTGGTGTGGTGGATTTCATATCGACTTCATTCATACGTGGAATCACTCTCAATAATGCTATTGTGCTTGTTGATGAGTGTCAGAATCTGACTTTCCATGAGTTGGACAGTATTGTCACACGGATAGGTCAGGATTGTCGCATTATCTTTGCTGGAGACTTCCGCCAGAGTGATTTAGAAAAGGATTCTGAGAAGAAGGGTCTGATTGATTTTATGAGAGTGATACGATCCATATGTGGTTTTAGTTCAATACAATTCGAAGAGGATGACATTGTGAGGTCCAAATTGGTTAAGGACTATATCATTGCCAAATTAGAACATGGAATTTATACATGAAGAGCGGTTTCAGCCGTATGAAATCGAATCAGTAACGACAGAACAGGGTCGGAAGTATTGGGTTCCTGATGCTTCCGAACCCTATGAGTCTGTCACTACGGCATTAGGTAATCAGCCTGGAAAGAAACAAGCCATACAAGAATGGCGGAATCGAGTTGGGTTCGAGGAGGCAAATCGTATCTCCCGTATCGCCACCACTCGTGGGACGGCTGTGCATAGTATCATCGAGGACTATTTAGATAATAAGCCCGACTTTCTCGAGAACCGTATGCCTGATGCGGTCGTGATGTTCAAGACGCTCCAGCCTATCCTCGATAAGGCGATCGCAAAGGTGTATATGCAGGAATCCCCGCTCTGGTCACATAAATACCAATTGGCAGGTCGTGTAGATTGCGTAGCGGAAGTGAATGGTAAACTGACCGTAGTCGATTTCAAGACTTCGATGAAACCCAAGAAGAGAGACTGGATTACGGACTATTACCTACAGACTGCGGCATACTCACATATGATTCACGAACTCTATGGAGAGATGCCAAGCCAGACGGTCATCTTCATCGCAGTCCAGGATTCTACTCCTCAAATCTTCGTTGGTGATCCAAACGTACATATACAACACAGCTTTTTCAAGGAACGATTATGAAATACCTTCTCGCCACAATATTCTTATTTCTTATATCATCAACTGCATCTTCTGAACCCCTAATGAACAAAACAGTCATATGTGGACCATTTGCCGATATACAAAGGGAAATTATCAAAAACTATGGTGAAGATCAACAAGAAATCATAGGAATATCAGTACAAGGACAAATAGTCCATGTCAAACTCTATGGTGAGAAGACATATACCATAGTAGAGATTAACGTGTCAGGTATAGCATGCATACTCGGGGGAGGAGAACTGATAGGTAATCAGCTGTAAGATGCTGCTGTAACGGTTTCAGAAAAACACCTTTTTTTCAATAGTGCGTGGTCTATAGCGCACCCTGGGTTCAGAAGAGCGAATAGGGCACTTCGTAGCGTTCTGTGGCGTTCTGTGGCTTTCTGTAGCGTTCTGTGGCTCTCTACTATAGTCGCGGACATAAAAAAAGACCCAGACGCTAACGCGTCTGAGCCTGAGAGTGAACTGAGAGAATCTTACTCGTGATAAATTGTGTATTCGAAACCGCTGTCCTGGCCCTTCTTTAGAGCTTCTTCGTACGTATCGAAGTGCCAGCACATGCCGAAATTGGTAAGATGTAGTACCCACATGGTTCTAACCCCAGTCCTTTTTATCACCGTATTCCTCGTTCCAATCGTATCCATGATGATACTCAATGAGCTCTGAGAGAGTCATCATCTCCATAGGGACCATAGTTCCCTTACATGTACCTGATGGCCAATAGTGAGGTTCGCGAGGGCGACCGTAGTAGCTGTCTGCCGCACCACGATCATAGGGTGAACCATTAGAGGTATCGACCTCAGTACCATGTATATAACCATATTCCATTATGCAGCCCTCCGAGCAATGTCATCATCAATCATCATATGTACATACTACCATAGTTCTCATAAAAAGTAAACAAAAAAGTGCACGCCTAAGCCATTGATATCGTTACATATTGAAAAAAAGTTCAAAAAATCACAAGCCATTGTTTTCATTTGATAAAAAAATGAAATTAATAGTTTACATAATTACCAGTCTATGGTATAATCTCACTATGATGATGAATAAGGAGATATTGATATGAACAACAACCAACTGTACGACTGGGCTAAGACCGACACGAGCTTCATGTCTCTCTATAAGAGCGAAGCAGATGCTGTCTACAATACCATCGACTATCACAGCGGTCCAGAGAACAAGCGCGAACTCCCTTGTGACACGTGCTCCATGGCCGCCAAGTGCGAGACAGGCGCTCTCGAATGTGCGGCGTTCCGCAACTGGGCTTCGTCAGGTGACTATAAGGACTCTGATGTCGCGCGTCTTCTCCGGGAGGGCAAATAATGATATATCTATTGACACGTACCGCCGAGTTCATCTGTCTACTGGGTATGTTCGGCGTAGGGTACTTCGTGCTGCTGGCCACCGGCTAGTTCGCGAAGCGCTTTATATAGAAAACGCACGCGTAGGGTGTTATATATTTTCGTGTTACGCCCGGTGCATTTTTTCTTAAAAAAACAGCTCCGCAGAAAAATCGACTTTACCCTTGCGCGAAGAACGGATAGAGAACGAGAACAGGCCTGTTACGGCCGCGTGAAGCTTATGGAAACAGATGCACCTAAAGAATAAGAATATCACCACAGAAGAGGCGAGGCTCATAGAGTCATATGCAAAGAAGTGTATGAAGCTTCTGATGAAGAAGGAATATGAGCTGGACATTCCGAGAGGTGCACAACATAGGATACCCATTACCATCCGTAAGAGGAAGAATAGCCCCAGTCGAGGTGGTTCGACAGGTATCGACATCAATCTGGGGTATTGGCAGATTGGTAACCAAGTCCATACTGAATACAAAGCCTTTAACGATGATAAGACCATAGGCAAGATCGACTGTGGGGGTATCATAGAGAACCA